CGTTTGGAAATTCTTCGCAGGAGCAGGATGCGGAGTAACAGTATTAATGCTCATAGCAGGAATATTTGTTTAAACAAAAAAAAAATAATTATTTATCAGAGGGCAAACAACAATGAAAATATTCGGATACGACATAGGAATCAAAGCACAAGCACCAACTACAGCCGCCAGCACTAGCGCGGGAGACGTGAGTTTCAACGAGGACCCAGGAAGTCTACTGAAAGCATACATACCAAACTACTTATACAAACCACCATTCGGTTACCCTAGACCTGAGAACCTACCTTTATTGAGACAGTTATCTAAGAACCCTTACATCTACTCAGTTATAAAGACCCTCTGTGACGAAGTAGCGAGTACGCCGTTCGATATTGTTTACAAAGAAGAAACAGAACCAACTCCAGAAATGGACGATATGAGAAAGCAAATATTGCGATTCCTTGACAACCCTAACCGTAACAAAGAGAGCTTCCAGCAAATACTAAGAGCGACCACCAAAGACATTCTCGAGTTGGACTCAGGAGTTATTGTTAAGACTTTCAACAAGCTAGGGGAACTAACAGAGATATTCGCCAGAGACGGCGGTTCGTTCTTATGCAACCCTGACATCTACGGTTATATTGGTAACAGAGCAGCATTCGTACCACCATTCAGCACGAACTATATAGCTGGTGATTACGGCTCCAATCAAGAAACAGTACTCAACGCTTACAGTCTAGAGTACAAAGAAGCAGCTGCTTACTTCCAGTACGGAACCGTAGCCGCAGCCTTACCTGTTCCTTTCGGTCGTAGAGAGATTATTTATGTTAAGCAGAACCCTAGAAGCGACAGCGTTTACGGTTTGTCGCCTGTGCAGATACTATCTGAGACTATAACTACTCTTGTTTATGGCGGAGCTTACAACTTAGACTTCTACATGAACAACAACATGCCTGAGGGTATCATTGAGATTCTAGGAGCTGACCAAGCTGCTATTGAGGCTTTCCGTCAACGAATGGACAAAGTAACTCGTACTAAAGACCCTAACACTGGCTTCATGCGAAGAATAGGTTTCAAGATTCCAGTAACTAACCAACCTGCCAAGTTCACTCCTTTCCAGCTTGATCCAAAAATGATGCAGATTATAGAACAGCAAGAATGGTTCACTAAGATTGTTTGGGCTTGCTTTGGTGTTACAGCTGAGCACATGGGTTTCACTCAGGACAGTAATAAGGCTGTTGCTGAGAACCAATCTAAAGTTTATATCCGTAAAGGAGCTAAACCATTATTGAACATTATCAAGTACCATATTGACAAGGAGATTATTCCTGAGTTCGGAGAGGAAGTTTTCGAGGCTTTGGAGTTTAAGTTTGACGATTATGATATATCCGCTGACATGCAGCGTCATACTTTGTTGGAGCAGCAGATTCGTATGGGTATTAAGACTCCTGAGATGGTTGCTAACGAGGAGGGTATTGATATGACTGAGCTTAAGAAGAGTCAGGAAGAGGCTGATGCTAAAGAGATGGCTAAGTTTGATGCTGAGCAAGGAGCTAAGTCGGGGGCTGGCGACAAGCCTGCTTTCGGTGGTAAACCTAAGGACGATAAGAAAGAAGAACCTAAGAAGGAAGACACTAAGAGCGTTAAGAGCGAGTCGGAGCTTGAAGAGGAATTAGTTAATCAGATTAAAAAGAAAGCTTTGGAGATGAAGAAAGCCTTGGAACAAGTAGGGGTTGGTAGTTTAGAAAATGTTAGATGAGCAGTTGAAAGCAGGGATTAATGACTTGGTTAAGCAGATAGCCGAAGTATTCCACATATCGCTACCTATAGGTATCGTTCAGAACAGTGTTTTAAGCCAATATGATAAAGGTTTAGACCTTATTGGTAGTCAGCTTAACATGAACTTCACGAGAGACCCTGCGCGCTTAGAGACTCTCCAAGGATACGTCCTCGACAACATCAAAGATTTGAGCGAAGAAGTAAGCAACAAACTAAGAAAAGAAATAGTGCAAGGAGTAGTTAACCTAGAAAGCACAGCGAAAGTTCAAGAAAGAATAAAGAAAGTAACTGACATGGCCACCGACAGAGCAAGAATGATAGCTCGAACAGAACTAAACAGAGCAGAGAACGTAGGCCACATTGACGGAGCCAGACAAAGCGATTTGAAACTCATGAAGCGGTGGGATGCTCACTTGGACAAAAGAACGAGTGCAGTATGTACAGACCTTGACGGGCAAACAATACCGCTAAATAGCAAATTCAAATGGCAAGGCAAAGAGTTCGACGCCCCACCAGCACACCCAAACTGCAGAAGCACTTTGGTATTCGTGCAAAAAGACAACTAACGTAGTTATCTTTAAAAAGATTAAAAACAGAGGTATATTAAAATGCTAGCAGACACTAAAAGTTTTCAATTCTACACTAACGAACTGACCTACGAAGAGGTCGGAACTAAAAGCGACAAACAACATTACATCAAAGGATACATAAGCACAGACGAGATAGACAGGGTTAACGAAGTAGTCACTCGGAACGCAATGCAAGAGATGGTTGACGGTATCAAGAACGGTAACGTGAAACTAGACATCGAGCACTCGCAATTCACAGGAGAAGCAGATATTCCTGTAGGTAAAATCTTAGACGCGGGCATCGACTCTAAAGGAGTGTGGGTTAAGTGCGTGCTAAACAACGACCATAATAAATTCAAAGAAGTATGGAAGAGTATCAAGAACGGTTTCTTGGACGCTTTCAGCATAGCCTATCAAGTTAAAGAGACTGCTCGAGAAGTAATCGACGGAGTGCAAGTTACTCTATTGAAAAGCTTAGAGCTGTTAAACGTTGCTATCACTGGCAATCCAGTGAACAAAGGCGCTCGTATGACAGAGAGTTTCCTAAAAAGCATAAAACATATCGAGGAGAAGAACATGAAAACACAAGTAGAATTAAAAGATGAGCCTGTAGCTCCAGTAGTTACAACAGCACCAGTTGCTGAGCCGGTTGCAGAACCAACACCTGCAGTTACACCAGAGCCAGCCCCAGCACCAGTAGCTGAACCAGCGAAAGTAGAAGAATCATTCACGCTAGAACAAGTAAACGAACTAGTGGATAAAAAGGTTAAGGAAGCACTAGAAGCAGCTAAACCAACAGAACCAGTAGTTACACCAGAAGTAGTTCCAGAACCAACACCATCACCACTAGACGCAATCAAAAGCACACTAGAAGTGGAAAACTTAGGACTAAAATCAGAAGTAAACAAATTACTTTCAACAGTGGACGCTCTAACAGCAAAGCTGAAAGCGCCACAACTGAAGGCATTAGGCAACACTCAGAGACAACCAATAACAGAAAAGACTGGAAGCCCAATGTCATTTATTAAATAAAAACAACAACCAGAGGTAAAAAAAATGAGTTATCAAAATATTTACGCAGCAAGTTTCGGGAATATGGCCGACAGAACTGTCTACTCAGATCCAGCAGGCTTAAAAGGTCTAGGAAACGTAGATGTTCGAGGTCCACTAGCCGAGAAGTTAGGAGCATCATTAAAAGCACACGGCACTACAGCAGGTGGCGCAGGAACAGCAGGATACGCAATGATTCCTGTTTACGTAGACCCGAAAGTAGTAGATGCTACACGGAAAAACAATCCACTAGTAGAGTTAGTTCCTCGTGTTACAAACATGGGTATGTACGCTGACTATAACAAAATCACAGCTAAAGGCGGCGCTTTCACAGCAGCAGAAGACGCTTCTTTATCAGAGACTACAACTACTTACGACCGAGCAAGCACACAAATCAAGTTCTTATACTCAGTTGGACGAGTTACAGGTCCTTCTATCGCGGCACAGCCAGCTTACACTATGCAAGGATTTAATCCTCAGTCTGGTGCAGCAGTAGGTGCTTTCGCAGATGCAGGAGCTCCAAACGCTTTACAGCAAGAAGTTCTAGTTAAGACTCGAGAGATGAGAGAGTTACAAGAGAACTTAATCCTTAATGGTAGTTCTTCATCTGACGCAACACAGTATGATGGTATAGTTACTTTAATGAGTACTACAAACACTGTGGCAAAAGCAGGAGCTGCAATGGACTTAGCAGACATTAACACTGCAATCCAGTACGCTTTCGATGACGGCGGACGACCTAACTTAGCTATTTGTTCCTCAGAAGTTTTCACAGACTTACTGAACTTACTACAAGCTAAAATCGGTTATATGAGCGCACAGAAAGAAGTATTCTGGGGTTTCACAACAATCGTTCTATACACAGCAGTAGGAACATTACCAGTAATCCAAAGTATGTACTTGACTAACACTGTAAGTTCCAAAGCAATCTACTTCCTAGACATGCGTGTTGTGGAAATGAGAGTACTTCAAGACATGATGTATGAAGAATTATCAAAAACAAATGATAGTCGAAAGTTCATGCTGAAAATCTACGAAGCACTAATCATTAGAAACACTAGTTTCTGTGCAAGTATCACAGGGATTCTGTAAATATTGAATTGACCTCACGGTCTCTTCACTTATTTACTAAGGAGGTATAAACAAAATGGCAACAAACACAAACGTAACAGCAGTTGAGGTTTTTCCGCAAGCAGGAAGTAACCTTAAAGGTTGGAAAGTAGGATTCGTTGATTCAGGAGCTAAAGCAGCTCAGAACGACACGTGGACAGTGATGAACGCAACAGCAGTTATCGCGGTCTGGCCTACACTAGACGCAACATGTGTGGCTGAAGCTCACACTATCGCAACAAACGTAATTACTCTAACAGGAGCAACAGGTACTGCATGCAGTGGCTTAGTTCTATTCAGAGCATAAATGAGGTATAAATAAAATGGCAGCAATATTAATCGCAGCAACAGACGTTGGTGCATCAATCGGGGCAGGAGCTTCATCATCAGCAACAGGATTAGTTGAGGGTGTTTACACAGCAACTATCTTAACAACTTTAGACTGGATTATTTTTGATGATTTTTCAGAAGTTAAATCAGTGGTAGCTTATACTACAGCAACAGGAGTTTACGCAACAGCATACGTGGACGGTACAACTAAGAACAAAGTTTTCACCACTACAACTGGAGCAACAACTTACATTGTTAAAGGTATCAAAGCGTAGAGTAATTGTTTTATTTTTTTTTTATTTTTTTGTTTTCACATAGAGGTATATAACAATGAACGATCCAAAAGGAATTATCAAATTCGACAAAGAAGGACGAGCTTACGTATCAACAGTAGTCACTAAAGAACCTGTTGAAGAAGTAATCGCAGAACCCTTAGTAAAGAAAAAAACTAAGAAGGGTAAAAAATGAGAAGCGTAGAATTATCAGGAACTACTGATGCTGCGGGAGCTTTAACAGTTACTAGCGGAGAAACAGTATTCGGTTTTGTTGAAAAAATAGAAATGGTTTATGATGACGGAGCTACAGGAGCAGACTTAGTATTTACTTCTGAAGGTCCTGTAAGCACACCATTATTAACAGTAACCAACGCAGGAGTAGCAGACTTAGTATGGTACCCTAGAACTCTGGCTAACAAGATAGCTGACGCATCAGCATTCACAGATGTATTCGGCAAAATATTAGTAGCTGGAAAATTCAAAGTAGTAGTTGCTCAAGGCGGTAACGCTAAGAATTTCAGATTAATAATTTACACGAGCGAATAAAAATGTCATACGTTGAAGCATCGGAAGTATTACTAGTAGCAGGGATTACGTCTACTGAAGTACCAGAGTCACAAGTAGATTTAATGATCTCTATGGCCGAGGACGAAGTAGACCGACTAACAAACACTACTTATTGGGTTGTTGAAGAGTCAGCTACAGCTGATAGCGCAACAGACGATACTTTAACGGACTCAGATGCGTTTTCAACTAATAGTTATGATGGTTTCACAGTATGGATTTATTCAGGTACAGGCTCAGGTCAAGCTAGATTGATAGAGAGTAACGACAAAGATACTCTTACTGTTGACCGTGATTGGGAGACTAACCCTGACGATACTTCCAAGTACAGAATAATTTATTCAAGCACTATCCCTTATGTTGAGCAAGAGTTAAGAGACGGTGATGATACTGACGAGATTTTCTTGAACCAGTATCCTTTGCAGATTTTGGAATCTGTTAGTATTGATAGCGTGGATGTTACTCCTAGCACTATGTTTTTGTACAAGAAGCAAGGTAGAGTATTATTGTCTGCTGATTCAGAACAACAATACTGGAAGAGCAAGAAAGCACAGCTTAACGATTTAGCTTATTGGTACGGTGTTTATCCTTTACCAGGACTAGTTAAGTCATACACTTTAACAATAGCCGCTCTCAGAGTACTACAAGTACAAATGGGAGGCACTCACAACGTACCGAGCACTTATAGTTTACCAGAAGGTTCTGTTAGCATAGGGCAAGCTTACGTAAATATTCGCGGAACATGGGATGTTCTTCAAAAAAATAAAGCTGTTATGGAAGAGCGACTTATAAAGTACTTTTCAATCGCTTAGAGGCTGTATAAGTAAATCTTATAAAGTCCTATATATTCATATAAGGTATGGTTATTAAAAACTGCATCCAATGTGAACAAGAATTTTCAGTAAGCCCTAGTTTAGAACGAGTAAAATATTGTTCAAGACAATGCTACTGGACAAGTAAGAAAGACAAACAACCAAAATACTTAAAAGGTTTTCAAAAAGGACATTCAGTAAATGTTGGTCGTAAAAGACCGGACACCACATACAGAAACCTAAATGAAAATGCTATGTGGAACAAGTGCAAGAAAAGACAAATAAGGCCTGGAA